TTAATCGATACAGGAATAATAGAATGAGTCAACCAGTCCTTTCAGCTAAAGTATTTTTAGATAAATGTGAGTTCATATCACAAGATGATGATACAGTATATATTGACGAGGATGCACTCGTCAATTGCTTAGAAGAGTATGGTGATTATCGTGCTTTAGTAGCTTCTAATCAGAGCGGTATTACATATACAGATAATTTTATTGAGGATGATGCAGAACCTAAAGATGATTAATAGTTTGAAGAAAACTTTTATACTCATAGCATTTTGTATTCCGTTAACAGCAGCGATATCTCCTTCTCCTGACCCGGGTCACGAAATAGTATTATCAAAGATTAATACCAAGCGAATTACTCATACGCAAGTCGTGCAAGCAATCATACATATTGAGAGTGCAGGTAATGATAATGCATATCGAGCATGTGAAGATGCTGCAGGACCTATGCAGATACGTCGCACTATGGTGAGAGATATTAATCGAATATTGAAGAGTAGAGGAGATGATACACGATATCGATATAAAGATAGGTGGTGTAGACAATCCTCTATACATATGTTTAATATATACTGCTCTCACTATAAGTTAGAGACTCCTGAAGAGAAGGCTAGATGCTGGAATGGTGGTCCGAGAGGTATACGTAAACGATCAACTATCAAGTATTGGAATAAAGTAAAAAACGAATTAGCACGTAACTAATAGGAATTATATGAAAGTACAATTACAAGCAGTAACACCTAACGCAGAAACTACTATTGTAGAAGTTGCAAGAGTAAGTAGTAGTCGTAAAGATAAATCAGCTAAACCAGAAGGTTTACTCAACTACTTAATTAAGCATAAACACCATTCTCCCTTTGAGCACGCTTATCTAACGCTTGAGATAGAGACAAGTAAAGCAATCGGAATACAATTGATTAGACATAGGTCATTTACGTTTCAGGAATTCAGTCAAAGATATCAGGATGTGAATCAGTTAGATGATATGTTTGAACCAATAGAGTTGCGTAAGCAATGTGAGGATAATAGACAATCATCATCAGAGGTGTTTGATCCAAATATAAGGTTCCATGCTACAACACCTGCAAGTGAGATTATAACTAGTATGTTAGGAGCTATTAAATGCTTGTATACTGAATTATTAGATGCTGGTGTAGCTAGAGAGCAAGCTAGAATGATTCTACCTATGACTACTAAGACTAAAATATATATGACTGGTAGCGTTAGAAGCTGGATTCACTTTTTTGATTTAAGAGATGATAGTCACGCACAGAAAGAGATACAAGATGTTGCGAAAGCAGGTAAGGTTATATTTAAAGAGCAATTTCCTATCATAAGTAGAGCATTAGGATATTCTTAATATTATAGTAAACTCGTATGCAGTATATGATTCAGGTAGATAGTATTTATATACATGGATAGAAAGAAAATAGAAGTATCAAAATTCCTTTATGTAGGAATAATGATTGCTGTGTTTGTATTATCAACACTCAATTAAAAAGTTATTCGTAGTAAGGTTACACCTATAGTTGCTCCGATGATATCAGCTCCGAAATCTCCTAACTCAGCAGATCCACCTGGTATGTCATGTAGCTCTTTAAGTACACCTATCGCGACTGCAGTAGTAAACCCATATATTAAAGCTTTATCCTCATCACCTGTTACATGATATACAAGTGAATATGTTGCTGTTGATATAATAAAGCAAGCAGATGCATGCATCACTTTATCACTCGGTGCATATTGAGCAAAGAGTGATGAACTAAAACACAATAAACCTATTAATAGTGCAGTGTATCTCATGATCACCCTCCTAAAAATAAATATAAAATAAACATCGAAACAGTTGCTTATTCGAACCTTTCTTCTTATATTTAAGTATTAGAAAAAAGTTATAGGAGTGGGTTCAAATAAAATAAAAAAAAGTATACAAATAGTTGCCTCCCCGAATCTTTCTTCTTATATTAAGGTATATTAATCAAAACAGTTAAAGTCATGTCAAAGACTACCGCAACACCAATCTTCCAATTCGGAATCGAAATCACTAGACCATTCTCATCTGCAATGTACGCTCATAACGATAAAGTATCTAATGCTATGAAGATTAGTATTAAGAATGCTGCAACAGAAATATGGAATAAAAGAGCTTATAATAACTGGGAGTTAGAAGAATGGGAGGCTATTAAAGAGGATACATTTGAAACATTCACTATTGATAAGTTTCAAAGAACAATCTGTCACTACGGTATTGGTGCAGGCTTTACTGCGTTAGATGTATTCTATGAGATTCATAAAGCTGTTGAACATGCAGAAAATTGGGCTATCCATGAAATGTATCAAGAGCTATATGATCTAGGAGCTGTTCCTAAACTGACTGAAGGTATGGTTGGATTCTATAAGAAAGGTAGAGAGTCAAAAACTCCTTACTGGAATGATAATGGTTTAGCAAAAAGTATTAACAACTAATCTATATACTATGAACGCATCATTAATGATTCGCATCGCGTCGCACCTCCGCGTTATTGAAGTGCCAATGCTACTAATCTTTATTGCATTATTATTACGCATGACGGATAGCTTATTCTACTCTAACTTAGTAGTACTCTACGCAATCGTTAGACTATTTATTAACATACGTTTTAAGATGAGTAAAGATAAGTTACAGCAAGCAATCTTAAACCATATTGATGCTATAGTTGAGGATATGGAAGAGGAGGATAAGAATGAGCTTTCTTAAGCGACACATTAGTAAAGAGCAATTAATAAGTACTTATATAGAGTCAGGTATTGAAGGTGTTAAAACGCTTCTAAGAGGGGCAGATGCACTATTCTACGACGACCTATTCAGCGGTACAGTAATTGATATTTATCACGGAGAAGATATGATGTTTGACACGTGGAAGCAAATAGAAAAACTAATAATAGACGAACTACCTAACTAATTATGTATTTGAACGGAAAAGAAATGTCAGAGGATGATCTAGATCGATTTACAGATCTACTCGTAGGTGTTTTAATCGAGCAACTATATGAAAGAGTTATAGAGGACGGTATTGAATCTGTATACCCTGACGACGAGTATAATCAACAGAAGTTGCTTAGAAAGATGGAGGAATATTATGTTGATATTGAGCAGTATGAGAAGTGCGCAGTATTAACGAAACTACGTAAGTAATCAATTTAATTTTTATAAACAATAAATCACTTTTATTATGGCTGAAAAAGCGCAAAAATTCGAAAACAATCGTCAAAAGTTTAACCCTGCAAAGTATGGTAGAGTATGGAATACTATATCATTCAAGCATATGTGGAATCGTGTACCAGTAGGTGAAGCGAAGCAACCAGTAATTGGTAAGTTGCTTATTGCAGGGAAGGAGGTAGAGTTAACTTTCACAGAATGTAGTAAGTTAATAGAAACTCTAGAGGATGCTAAGTACTCATTCAATGTTGGTACACGAATGGGTAGACTAGATAATGGGTGGAAGATTTAATTCCACCTATTTTTTTAAAAAAAAGTATTGTAATAGTTGATTCTTTGGTAAAAATTTATTATATTTCAACCTAATTAAAATTGTTTACAATACTTGTAAATCAATAAATAAGTAATTATAAAAAGAAATTAGGAAAGAAATTATGGTATTAACAGGGATATTTATACTCGGTACTATCTTTGGTGCTATTATATATAGGATATATACTAACACACAAAGTATTAATGATAATGTTAAACAAGCATATTTAAAGAAACATATATCAAATCTGGAAGGTGATGCGAAGCAAAAAAGAAAGAAAACATCTAACAAATCTAAGCGACGATATGTTAAGAAAGATGGATCAAGCAGATCAACTAAAAAGTCTAGCAAATCGTAATCCTGAAGAAGCGAGTCGATTAAATGCAATACTAGATACTTTTATGAACCCGGGTTGCGATATTGAGAAGAAGCAAAAGTTATATAAGAAGATTGAATCTTTAACAAGTCTTATATCTAAAAACATTGATACTGTTAAACGAAGTGGAACTAATCAATTCGACTGGGTAGAATATAGTAGAGATAGTAATCTAATATTCGATATAAAGACGCGTATTGCTTCAACAGGGATTATAAGAGATTCTGATTTAAATGATATGAATGAATTCTATAAAAAACATGTCAGGTTAGATAAACTTTTCAACAGTAATTAGATATTTATTAATGAAGGAATAACTTATGGATAAAGGGAGTAATATACAACCATTTTGCCTTTTAAATGGAAAGATGCAAGATCAGTTATTTGATTATACTGATGATGAATTAGATGCATTTCATAAAGTGGTAACTCCTAATATCTTAAAGGATGTTTTCGAGGCTGTTGAAGAAGAGTATAATATACAGACATCTTCTAAAGATAGTGCTGAATTAGTAACTAACTATTTAAGTACTTTAACTTCATCAGAGTTAGAAACATTCTCAACATATCTAGAACAAGAAGTTAATGGTAAGTTAACTACTGATACTACTGCGAGCTTTATGCCGGATGTTAGCTCAGTACATTACCCGACACCTAAAGTTGAAATGTTAGAAGGATATATTGCTATTAGTTCATCTAACTTACAAGCTTTAGATAAGTTTAAAGATAGAGTTATTCAGTCTTCAACTATTGAATGGGAACATAGAATTAAGAAGCATGGTGATGTAACGATTCATAGCTATGTATTTAATATAAAGGAAGATAGTAAATAATACAGGCAGGTTTTTTACTATTATTATTTTAGGAAATATAAATTATTTAAATCATCTAAGGAGATTATTATGACAAGACTCTTAAACGAACGCGTCTTTCCGACCGATCTATTATTCAGAAACTTTTTCGATAACAACTCTATGTTTGAATCATATGTAGAGAAGAAGCCTAACTATCCAGTTGATATTAAAATCAGCGAAGATTGTTTATGTTTTGATATTGCATGCGTAGGGTTATCGAAAAGTGATATTGATATTACGACAGAAGGGAATTTATTGAAAGTGGTTTATAAAAAACCATCTAATGAATCTGATACACATGAATGTGAATATGTTCATAAAGGTATCACAAGAAAAAGCTTTGATATGGGATGGAAGATAAGTCCGAAATATGACTTAACTCAAATAGATGCCAATATGGAAGCAGGGTTATTATCGTTAACAATTCCGGTATCGGATAATTGTTTACCAACTAAGGTTATAATTAAGTAGTAAAATCCTGCCTGTATTTTATTAACTGGTATATATATTAATATGAAGAGTAAGATTCAATATTACACCGAAGTTAAAAATGGTGTTAGGTTTATGGAGTGTAGATGTTGTGGTACTATGGTAGAAGTTACAAGTAGAACGACATCTATAAAATGTGATGTATGTGTTAGAGAGGATTATGATAAGGATTTTCCATTCTCACAACCTACAGCTTACAAATCCAATGGACGTCCTCGAGGCTGGGCTTTTATGAAGGAATATGTTGATAAAGATGGAAACGTATTTTATAAAGGTAAAGAACAACCCGGGTTGAAAGGTACGTTGAAACCTACAGTTATGAAAGTTAAACCTAAGAAACCTAAACTTAGTAAAGGGCAAAAAGCTCAACTCTATAATGAGACATTATCAGAGATTCATAAACTTAAAAAGCAGTTACAGAAAGCGAAGTTTAAGAAAGATCAAAAACAAATCACATCACAAATAAAAAAGTTACAGAAAAAAGTGAGATAGTTGCTTGTATTAAATTTATTTCTTATATTGTAAGAATAAGTAAGATAGGAGAAGTAATGAATAAACTTATTTTTGAGAGATGTAATACTGTAGAGTTACGAACAGTAAAAGAGCCTACTCGAATAGTATTTGAACTCGAGCCGAGTTTAACTATAGAGGAGTTCAAGATTGCATGTAAGCGTTTAGCTCACGCTATGGGATATAGTGATAGTAGTATAAAGAAAGAATTCGGTGTTGATACAGAGAGAGGTAATCCAGCACAATTAAATTTATTATTTGGTTAATATGTTAGACGAAAAAGATATAGCCCTTAATTGGGAAAAGTTAGTAGGAGTTATTAATACTGAATTTACTGGTGAGCGAAAAGACTCTCTATTAAAGATGTATGACTTCTTTCAAGATAGAATGATATTGATGCCTGCATCTAGTTTTGAGCATTATCATAACTGCTTTGCTGGTGGATATGTAGATCATGTGCTACGGGTTATTGAATGCGCAGATAGTGTATATACTAATTGGCAAGCACTTGGATCAACATGTACAGGATATACACGAGAGGAGTTAATGTTCGCTGCTCTTAACCACGATTTAGGTAAGACAGGTACTCAAGAGTTTGAGATGTATAGACCTAACCCATCAGATTGGCATAGAAAGAATCAAGGTAAGATATATGAGATAAATCCTGATATACCATTTATGTCTGTACCAGATAGATCATTATTACTACTACAAGAGTTTGGAATCAAGTTCACGCAAAATGAAATGATGGGTATTAAGCTTCATGATGGTATGTATGATGATGCGAATAAGCCATACTTCGTAGCATTTAGACCAGAATCTAGAATGCGTACTAATTTACCTATAATACTACATCACGCAGATCATATGGCGTCACAGATTGAGTATGAGCGATGGAAGGAGTCTAGTAACACTATTGTTACAGAAACTAAACGTGCATCACGAAAAGTTAGTAGTAAAACAGTAACTAACTCATCAGAATCAGCAACCGATCTATTTAAAGATTTATTTGGAGATTCATGAATTACGTGATAGGTATACTTATAGGTTTATTAGTAGTAGGTGTCTACGCTATTATTAATTTAATGCGTAAGATTGATAGAGTTGAAGATGCTTATATTGATGCATCTAATATTAATGAAACATTATACGGAGCTTTACGCGAGATGGTTGTAAAGTTAAAAGAGATAGATGATAAAGGTTCTTTCGAGTCTGATGATGAAGTAGGTGCAACATTTAAACAATTATATGAAACAGTTAAAGCAGTCGATGAAGTGTTCATCACTAAAAACGAAAAATAGTATGTCTCCAGTAGAGCAATTTTATAAAGTTATCGAGCAGAGGCGTGAAGATGAGATTAAGCAAAAGCTTATCGAGCAAGTTGAAGGTGTAAAGAAGCGTCGAGGTCGTCCTAGAAAGAATAAGATGTACTTCACTCAAGATACTGAAGATGCTATTATTGCGTATAACGAGGAATCAAGTACAGTATTACGTAATAGAGTGTTTAATGAGTTTATTTATAAACCGTTATTTAAGATGACAGAGAGTCTTATACATAGATATAAATTCTATCATTTTGATGCTCCTACTGTTGATGTACAGTATGAAGTAATTGCATTTATATTAGAGAAGCTACCTAAGTATACTCAAGGTAAGGGTAAAGCATTCTCATATTTTAGTATTGTTGCTAAGAATTATTTGATTCAAAACAACTACAAGCATTACAATATGAAGAAAGCGAAAGCTCCTGTACTAGAGATTGATACCAATCGAAGCGTTGTTAATGAAGTTGTTCGTGATGAAAAGCTATCAGAGACAAGAGATTTCTTCCACCTATTTATAAATCACTGTACAGATAATATTGATACAATTATAAAATATAAGCGTGATGTACCTATTGCGTATGCAATATTAGAGATTTTTACAAATTGTGAGAATATAGAAACGTATAATAAAAAAGCTTTATATATTATGGTTCGCGAGATGGTCGATGTTAAGACCCAATACATAACGCGAGTTGTTAATATATTGAAGGAAGAGTATAGTCGACTATACTCTCTATATAGAGGTAGATAGTGCACGATTTACTTCTCGGCAATAATGCCATTAATAATTAAATAAAAGGAGATAATTATGGATTCAGTAATTAAGCAAGTCTCAGGATTTTTTACAGGTTTAACAGCATTATTTTTAGCAGCTATTCCAGTACTAGTTCTTTGGACAATCTTAACTGGTGGTGCTGTATTCGGAATGGATGTAGCAGCTAATTTGACAACCTTTATTACACAATTAGGTAATAGTGGATTCGTTGGACTAGTGGTACTAGTATTACTAGCATCATTCTTTACGAAGAAGTAGTTTTTGAATTACAATAAAGGAAAAGCGCTTTTATAGCGCTTTTTTTTATTTGTATATTTATATATAAGGAGTAAATATGAGCGATGAATCAAATGAGATATTTCAAGGTAAGTCATTCGAAAACTTACTAGAAGATATATACAATAACTCTAAAAAGAAAGAGACACAAATTCAGATTCTTATAACTGAACTTAAACCTATGATTAAGAATATCGGTGATGCTATCATTATCGTTCCGTTAATAAAAGATTATATGGAGATAGCAGTTAAGAATGATGAAGCGCTTATTAAAATGGCAGCTATAGTTCAGAAAGCACAAAGTAGAACTGTAGGCGGTAGTGAGAGTGGATTATTATTAACTGAACAAGAAAAGCGTCAACTCATGGAAGAAGTTGAGAAGGTAGGTGAGAGTGTCGAGGTACGGAAGCAAGTATAAATCTAAATCTATATTAGATAGAAGTCAATCATCACTTACGGATGCAGATATAACTATACCTGTAACTGTAGGATCAGTTGTCGATGTACTATCAAATACGCTAAGCAGTGATAGTGATAAGTATACAGAGAGTATCGGTAATATTATAGTTGCTATCAAGAAAGAGGATGGATCATTTAAAAATGAAGTCGCTTCTCCAATGTCACCGCACTTTATATCTCTACCTCTACCTAATGAACGCGTTTCACTTATGCAAGATAGTATATCTAATAAATGGTATTACTTAACTGCGCTTAGTAGAAGTGGATTCGTGAATCATATGGGGAATGCTTTTAAGAGAGTATTTAAAAAAGATTCAAATGAATTACATGTAGGTAAAACATTCACTCCAAGACCAGCACTTAGATCATTAAATATATATGAGGGTGATACGCTATTTCAAGGTAGAAATGGACAAAGCATTAGGTTTGGGAGTAAGCAAGAACGGACGAATACACCGTGGAGTGAGACAGGTGATGAAGGTTTACCTATAATAACTATACGTAATGGTGTATCTGATATTGAAAATCTCGAAGTTGATTTTTCTTCTATATATCTCACATCCGGTCAAACACTTCCGATTGAATTCAGCAATAAACTACCAGATAGTATTACAGAGCTGGATGAGTATGATGATAATCAGATCGTAATAACTAGTAATAGATTAACCCTGTATAGTAAAGAGGATAGTATTGTATTAGCTAGTAATAATGATATAGGTTTAGTGACATCAACTTGGGCTTTAGATATATCTATCTTAGCAGATCAAGTATTAGAGTTATCAGAACACGTCATTACACTTGCAGATGAAGTAAGTAAGCATGCTAGACATAGTTCGCAGATTACTGTAATGTCTACACCACCGGGTTCACCGACAAGTCCACCAAATAATTTATCTAACTTTACATCTGTCTCAACAGCAGCGAGTACAATTAAAAGTAAAGTGGAGCAAATACAAAAAAATATAGATAATATGAAACAGTAATATTATTTACGTATATTTATTATATGAAGTATACTGGGAGAAATAATGAATAAGACTAAGCAATTTGCACAGTTAATTAAAAAATTAGTAAAAGAAGAAGTGCAGAAGCAAGTACGTAAAGTTCTTAATGAACAAGCGTCGAGTAATATTGCTACTAATTATACTGATAGTGTAGAGAGTAGTAAGCCTGCTAAAGCAGCACAGCAGCGATTCACAACTAATGATGCTTTGAATGATATCTTAAACGAAACAGTTCAAACTACATCATATGAAACGCTCAAGACGTTTGATGCATCAGATGCTCGAGCAGGGTTTGCTGCAATGCAAACTGGTGCAAGTATTAACAGTACACCTATACCAGATAAAGATGTAAATGGTGCACCATTGAATCCTAATAATGTATCAGAAGATGTAATGAAAGCATTAACGCGTGACTACTCAGATTTAGTAAAGCGCTTTAAGTAAGATATGAGAGATATAAAGATAAATCCGTTAGATTTTGAGAATGATGTTGCAATCGGTCTCAATATACCTATGAATAATAGTACTGGAGGATTTAAACAAAATTATCTCACAAAAGATCAGATACATGCAAATTTCAAAAACCTTATCTTAACAAACAAAGGTGAGAGAATAATGCATCCTACATTTGGTTCAACGATATACGAATTATTATTTGAACCATCTGTTGATGGTGATGTTTCATCAGCTGCATTAAGTAGTATTCGAGATGCAGCTAAAGAATGGATGCCATTTATCACTGTACAGGATACATTTGTTACATTCAATGAAAGTACTGCTAACATTAAAGTGAGCTATTCAATAAAAGAGTTAGATATTATTGAAATCTTAGAAATGAATATTAGGATATAGTAATGGCGAAAGTTAAAAAAGATATAAAATATATTAATAAAGATTTCTCTGAGTTTAGAGAGAATCTTGTTGAATTCACTAAAAACTATTTCCCTAAAACGTATAATGATTTTAATGAAGCATCACCTGGTATGATGTTCATCGAAATGGCATCGTATGTAGGTGATGTATTATCCTACTATACTGATTACTCGATGAAAGAGACTATGCTAGAGCATGCACAAGAGAAAAAGAATATATATAATATAGCTCAAACGTTCGGATATAAACCTAAACTAGCATCAGCTGCAAATACTACTGTTGATATATTTCAATTAGTACCTAGAGCTGGCACTGGTATAAATTCTAGCCCGGATTATGATTATGCATTTACTATTGAGAAAGGAGCTCAGTTCAGCACTTCAGATAATATAGTGTTTAGAACTACAACTCCTGTAAATTTTGCACATTCAAGTTCAACTTCACCTACAGATGTATCTGTATACCAAATTAATACATCGACCGGATTACCAGAACAATTTTTATTGAAAAAAACTGTACCTGTTATAAGCGGTGAAATAAAAACGAAAACTATAACAGTTGGTGCAGCTGAACCTTACTTGAAAGTACTAGTTGATGATGATAGTATTTTAGCTATAGAATCTGTAACTGATAGTGATGGAAATCTTTGGTACGAAGTACCGTACTTAGCTCAAGATACAATATTTGCAGAAACTGTTAATTCAGCTGCTCAAGATCCTACATTAAGTAGTGATTCTGTAGATGCACCGTATATACTTAAACTTAAAAAAACAGCGCGTCGATTCATATCACGTGTTACAGCTGATGATAAAATTGAACTACAGTTTGGTTCCGGTATATCAGATAACCCTGATGAAGAGATTGTACCTAATCCACAGAATGTAGGATCTCCTTTACCAGGAAATGTAAATAACTTAGACACGTCATTTGATCCTGCTAACTTCCTATACACAAACACGTATGGACAATCTCCATATAACACGACATTAACAGTGAATTACATTATTGGATATGGATTAAATTCTAACGTACCTAGTAAGAGTATTACAACTGTTAAATCTAAAAATATATCCTTTGATGGAACTAAATCTTTAGAGACAGATAAGAAAGCTCAAGCTGAGAACTCATTACAAGTATCTAACACTGCACCTGCTACAGGTGGTACAAGTGTTGAATCGTTACAAGATGTAAAAAACAATGCATTAGCTAATTTCAGTACACAAAATCGAATGGTTACTAAAGAGGATTATATTATAAGAGCTTTATCCCTACCAAGTAAATTCGGTAATATCACTAAAGCGTATATTGCATCTGATGAGCAGATGATTAAAAAGTATGGTAAAGTTACAAATACTAATAATCCACTCGCTGTAAATATGTATGTACTTGGATATGATAGAGATAAGTATCTCACACCCGCTAACTCAACGACAAAGCAAAATATTAAGACATACCTATCACAATATAGAATGTTAACAGATGCTATAAATATTAAAGATGGTTACATCGTTAACTTTGGTATAGATTTCGAGATAACTGTTTTAGCTAACCGTAATACTCAAGCTGTACTATTAAAATGTGTACAAGCATTGAAAGATAAATTCAATATTGATAAGATATCGTTTAACACACCTATCATTATTAAAGATATATACCTCGCGTTAGCTGAGGTTGATGGAGTTCAATCTGTTATCGATGTTGATGTTATTAATTATTATAGTGAAGCTGATGGTTATTCTGGTAATAAGTATTCATTTAAATCTGCGACACATAAAGGTATAATATACCCGTCGTTAGATCCATCTGTATTTGAGATAAAGTATCCAGATAAAGATATTAGAGGTCGTGTAGTAACGTATTAAGGTAATGTGGTATGATATATTCAATTTTTCCATCGAGAGATGCAACAATATACGAAAATTCTGAGAACACTAATACAGGTATAGATGAAATTTTAGAACTCACTAAGATAGTATCTTCATCAAAACAACCAGGTGTTTCAAATAGTAGAATATTAATTGATTTTGATACTACAGCTGTATCACAATCAATAGTATCTGGTGAGATAAGTGGATCTGACGGTAATGATGCTAAATATTTCCTAAAGATATTTAACTCAACTCAAGAGGAAATACCTTACTCATATACATTAGAAGTAGCTCCAATATCACAATCTTGGGATATGGGAATTGGTAAAACAACGCACTTTCCATTAACGCAAGAAGGTGTAAGCTGGAAGTATAGAGACGGAGCTACCAATGCAATTGCATGGGAGACACCTGGATGTACAACAGTAACAGAGTCAGGGTATATTGTAACACAATCATTTACTAATACAGATTTTGATATAGAGATGGATGTATCTAATATTATTACTAGCTCGTGGATAACAGGTCCACTAGCATATCAAAACAACGGTATATTACTTCAGAGAACAGGATCAGAAGAAACTAACGGTGTTAGATATGGATCTTTAAAATACTTCTCTAAAGAAACGCACACTATATTCTCTCCTCGCTTAGAAGTTCGATGGAATGACAGTACCTTCGTAACAGGATCACTATCTGCATTGACAGAAGACCATATAGGTGTATTTGCAACTAATTTACGTAGTGATTACAAAGAAGATGAAAAAGCAAGAGTGCGATTAGTCGGTAGAGAGTTATATCCTGTGAAGACGTATGGTACAGTAGCATCAACTCCATCACCTAAGTATATACCTTCATCATCATATTACTCTATAATTGATGTAGCAACAAATGAAACTATAATACCTTTCGATACTACATATACTAAAATTAGTTTAGATAGCTCTGGAAATTACTTCAACTTCTGGATGAATAGTTTATTACCAGAACGGTTATATAAAATAGATGTGCGTATTGATCATCGACAATATACTAATCAACGCGAATATTATTCTTGCAATACGATATTTAAGGTAGTGAGGTAAGTATGGGGTTTTTCAAAAAGCTTAAAGCGAAAAGACGTAAGCGTAGAGCTAATAGATTAAAGCAGAAGTTGCAAAATCGTTACTTACAAAATATGTTTACTGTTTCTGCTATGCCTATGCCTGGTGAAACGCGAGAGTCAGTAGCAGCTAGAACAGAGAAAATGGTTGAAGAGCAGAAAGCGCTAACGAGGAGAAGAGGGTGGCGTGGAAAGAAAGACAGCTCCCGGAATCGAGAAGAGGAAGAGAGAAAAAGAAAACTAGCTGCTTTAGAACAAGTAAGAAAGCGCGGTATTGATACTGTGAACGATTTATTATTAGTCAATAATAGATTCATGATCACAAACGATACAGAATTAACTAATCCATTCTTTCCTAGACCATCGCAAACTAGAGGTTTAGATCTCGATGATTTAGATGAGCACGTTGAAGATACTATATTTGAGTTACTACCTAAATCTGAAATAGTTGAAGAACCT